AACTTAACTCTCCACGTTTTCAGTCGATGCATCGACTGGATCATTAATTTCGTGTGCTGTATCAGTAAATTCCGCGGTGTGTTCTCCGCCAATCTCATCTCTAGGCTTTTTGTAAGTCATAGCCATTTTAGAGTCGCTAGTGCCTTTGGTAGTTGGGTCAGTTATTACGCCAATCTGCCACAGGAAAAATAACAGCATCTTTGCTGTCTCCTCTAAAAGCTCTTGTGGTGGTACTCCTTGTCTCGCCGCATTAATCACTTTTATGAACTGATACAACAGCGCAATCATGCCAAGTGCAAATGTTGTCAGCCATGCGTAATTTCTAAATCTTACTTTCCAATTGATTCTCATCTGTTTTGCCCCCTTTCAGACAATAAAAATACCGAGCTATGCCCGGCTAACTAACTTATTTATTTTTTTCTAGATCATCTAGTCGATGCTTCGCCACCTCGAGTCTTTCCTCGATTACAGGAATTCTCGATGCGAAGTCGTTATGCTTCCTAACTTCTTCCGTCAGCTTGTCTATCTTGTAATCAGTTAAGCAGCTCGATTTGCGAATACCGTACAGCGAGCCCCCACCCGCTCCAAGTGCTGATACACAAGCTACTACAATACTTGTCCAATCTATCAATTTTAAATCCTCCTAGTTCTGATGAATGTACATATTGCGAGGCTCACCCCAATATCCATGTGCGAAGCTGTATTTGTGTCCCTTGATTACTGCAAAACAAACCGACCCATAGTCCTGGTTCCTCGTAATTGTGCACATTCCAACATATTCATCTTCTGTTATGTCTTTGCAAAACAAATATGCACCTGCAGCAGTTGCTCTTCCGTTACAAGTAACGATTCCGTCATGCGGAGCTATCCATGTTCCGCTCAAAGACAAGGTATCTTTTACATATTTCTTATCTTCAAGCCTCTTCAGCTTATTCTTTACTTCTGCCATGAAGCTGTTGAGAGATATCATTATGCAACACCTCCCATCTTTATTAGTTTTGCAAAGCGCTTGAAAGCCTTGAGTTTACAAGGTTTTACCCCCCCCATTTTTTCAATTTGAATAATCGAAGGCCCTGTACCATACTTGTCTATATCCACATCGTTATATGCCCACAAACCTATCTCACTTTTCTGCGCAAAATCCACAATTATGCTCAAGTTTATCGTGGCATACTCGCCGTAGCCTATTCCTCCTATCAGTGACTTACTGATAGGAGTCTTTTGCTCCAAAGCCACCCAGTTTCTGCCTTCACTAGCCGTATATGATGCAATGTTGGCAGTAATCCTATATCTCCCAGCTGGCAGCACGAAAAGTCCTGACCGATATGTAATCCCTAGTTCGTTTCTTTCTAATTTGCACGGAATGTAATTCGCCCTTGACGTCTTACCTGCATTTAGTTTAGCGGTCATTATCTTGCTACTCTTTAGCGCTGTAAGCTCATTGCCAATGGCTTCCAGTGTATTGTTAAGACTTATCATGTCTACCTCCTATACTCTTATGCTGCTGCCGAAGAATGCAACAAGCTCAGACTCTAACGATGCATTGTTGATGTGCACATCGGTCATGTTAATATTCGCATTGCTCACATCCGTTCTCAATTTATCTATATTGTTTTGTAAATTGCCCGCTGCGGTTCCACTAACTGCTGTTTGTAACAAACTTACATACTGATTAGATATTGCTTCTAGGTTTAGTGGTGTAGGAAATGCTGGCACAACCATGCCGCATACTTCTCTATCAAGCCTTAGATCTACTATATTTGCATTAGTTATTTCATTAGCGCCTGCGTTTACGTAAACGTCAGCTAAGGCAATTTCATAATAATTAGATTCCCTAATTAAGGTTGGGGCAACAGGTGTTGATGATGGAGTTCCCACCTTTTTATATATCTCAATACTTCTCACGCTGTCAGAGTCATCAAGCCTTGCAACGATTCTGTCTATTCTTTTTAGTGAAGAATGTGCCGCATCAATTGTTATAACTCTTCTGCTTTTTTCATAAGCTTTTGCCCCTTCGATATGACAACCTCCGGGATTAACGGCAATACTCATGCCATTCCCCGCTACGACCTGAAGTTCAGTGCCATCTGCTTTCGACATGAATATGCCATTAGACCAGCACTGTTTATTGAATATTCGTTCAGTTTCATGATCTATGGCTCTGTCTCCATATGGCTCAGAGCTTGTAATATTTTTTGTAATAAACGGATAACTTATCATTTAGTCTCCTTTCTATATGTTCAGCTGAACATATTTTGTTTTTCTTGGTGTTCCAAAAGTTAGATTGACATCCATTTTATTGTTTCTGTGAGTCTCTGTAATCTCGATAATTTGAGCTACAAAGGTTTTCTCGATTTCATCAAAGACTATTGAACATGTATCACCAAGGTTGTAATCTGCAAGATACTTAAATGTCTCTTGCAGTACATCTACTGAAACAACTTCACTCTTATAGTGATTTAACATTTCTTCTCTAGCCTTTTGTTGCAGCTGTGCCCGGATAGTTTGCTCATTTTCCGGCTTAAGTTCTATACCAGTGACATTACCCTCAATTATTTTATGTGGATATACATCTATATCTTTTGGCCTATTATTTGAATCTACCAAGAACTCATGAATTCTTCCTTTTTGGTTTCCTGAATCATCTGTAATTATTTCTTCATTAGTAAACCCTGTGGATTCCATAGTTTGCCTGATTTCTATATATGGCACTGCATCTGTATCGTCGTAGGTCCATGTAATTTTAGAAACATTATTAAATCCATCACCAAAAAAGACCTTGTCAGACAAGTTCCTGCCCTTTAAGGTCCCTACTCTAAACATAAAATGTGGTTCATCCGGGTTCTTTAACCACGGCTGTGCCCAACTCACAAAAGCGAGTGATGGAACAATTGATACGTAATAACTCATATTGTATTGAATCAAATAATCATACAAAGATGTTCCAATTTCTTTACCTGCTTCTAGCGACATGCTGAATGGCTCTGGCCACTCGCTGTCTTCTGTTGGCCAAATTCCATTTATAAACACCGGCCTAGGTTCATCAAGTTGCTTCTGAACATTTAGCATAAATAGTTCTCCACCAATCTTGCCTATAACCCAGTCATTATATTCAGGATGTTCAGACTTGCTTGCATAAACATTCCAGTCTGATTTCACTACAGCCCAGTTAAGTGCTTTTTCTGCAAAGTAACCTTTGGCGGTTATAAATGTTCCTTCCGTCTTCTTCTCTACAACTACTTTTTGGACTATTCCGGTTTCAGGTCTTCCCTCAATGTTTATATACTTAATTTTGTCATTCCACTCTTTATATGAAGTATATATAGTGAAATTGCCGGGCTCTTTCCACTTCCTATTCCAAGTTATTTCTATAAAGTCGATGGCTGGCAATTGCTTCATTTCTTTATCGTAAAATACAATCATATTCCATCATACCTTCCTACATAATTAATACTTGTTTTAAAAGCAAAGCCATTTTCAGCCTTTACTGTTATCTGATTGTCCCCGGGATGGAGTATCAGTCTTCTATAATCTGCCCCAGCGGTGATAGGAATCATAGCTGCATTTTTTGTAGCAAAAGATTTAGATGCATCAATAATGATTACATCTCCTTTATATGCTTCTACAATCAGTGATTCTGTTGCATTCCCAACTGTAATACTTAAGTTTTTGACATATCCATCAGCCGTTATTGTGATTACCGGCTTTGTATCTGTTGAACCTTCGTAATTCACAATTATTGAATCGGTTCTGTCTTCTGTAGCATATATAAGCTTTTTACCTGGTAAATAAGCCCTTGTTACTGCCCACCCAGGAGTTATACTTGAAAAATTACTTGAATCAGAGTTGTTTGCAAACAGTCCCGCGTGTGGTGATAGAAACGAGACTGTCAACATGCCATTTTTTCTATATTTTTCTGTTGGCATTGAGAATGCGTGCAGTTCACAATCTTTTGCAATTCGTGTTTCACCCATGTATGTGATTTCAACGTCATATGTGTATGCTAGATTGTGGAAGAACAGTGCTTTTTTTCTCAAGTTCTTATAATCACCATTGTTGTAATTTCTCGGTACTGCCATTATTTTTATGGGCTTTGGACTTTTTCGCTTGCCTGTAATAATATAGCCATCACCAAGCCCTTGGTTTTCCTTAAAAATCTCAATCTCTGGAGAATCAGCACCATCAAACTCAGTCATCATAAAGTCTTCATTTTCATAACAAAAAGTCGAGCCATCACTTCTGAAAGCTCGAACACAGTATCCATTATTTTTCATTAATTAATCTCCTGCAAATCCGGTAATAAGCGCTGCATCTTTAATTGCTCTAGCTGTTTCACCCGGAGTTTTAACTGGCTGATAAATATTGATATTTTGTACAACTCCTCCGCTAAACGCATCTTTATATGCCGGATACATATTCATTTGACTCCAACTCGAATTGGCAGTTCTCACTAAATTTGGATTAAATGCATCGGTCATTGTTCCTGCAGCATGCTTCATTGATGTAGTAAGCACACCCTCATTGCGTTCAACTCCAAGTGCTATTCCTGATGGTATGAAATGACCAACCTCTGCAGCGAAGATTTTAGATGGTGACTCAATCCCGAGTGCTTTCTTTGCTGATTTAAGAGCTCTAGAGGCTAAATTTTTCATTGCTGAAAATAATCTACCAGCTGCACCAGCAATACCTCTTATAATTCCAGAAATAATGTGGGTTCCTATGCTGCCCCAGCCGCCAGAGGTAAATGCGCTTTTCATTCGAGATATGGCACCTTTTGCCTTGCTCCACATGTTGCTTGCCAAGCTAGCAAGCCCGGATATAATCGCAACTACAATTCGACCACCAATACTAGTGATAACTCCCCAAGCGGATCTAAATCCTTGAATCATATGCACTATAGCTGTAGCTCCTGCATTGAATAGAAATGTCGGGAGGTTAGCTAGTGCATTAAGTATAGCTGTACATAGGCTTTTAGCGGCACTAAACAAAGTTCCTGCGCCTCCTTTTATTGCTCCGCCGATGCTGCTAACTAACGTACCGCCAAGTGATATCCAGTTAAAGGCTGTAAATGCATTCCACATGGCTCTCAAGATTTGTGGAATGTTAGCAATTAAAGTTGGAATAGCCTGGATCAGACCTTTTGCTAATGTAATGATAATTTTTACGCCAGTAGCAAGTACCTTAGGTGCATTATCATTAATGATACCTGCAATGTTCGTTACTATTTGCGGAATCTTTTGAATCAATACTGGCATCGATCTTGCAAATCCCTGTGCTAGTTTTAAGAGCATATCCATCCCAGCACTTATAAATTTACCCGCATTATTCCTAAGGCTTGCAGTAAACTGTGTAATCATACTTAGTCCCTTTGATATCAGTCCAGGCATATTTGCTCCTAAACTTTTACCAATCTGACTAAATAATTGAGGGAATGTAGTTCCTATTACATTTACAAGTCCCTTTGCGATATTTCCTAATGCCGGTAATAGATTGCTAAGGAATGTGCCTGTAGACGCAACAAGATTCTCCATTGACTTACTTACATCCCTGCCTAGTGTTAAGTTGCCTAGGAAGTCCTTAGCAGAAGCTTTCATCATGTTGAACGAACCGGATATGGTGCTTGCCGCTTCTTTGGCTGTAGTGCCTGTGATTCCCATTTCAGTTTGAATCGCATGTATGGCTTGTGTTACATCAGAAAAATTACTAATGTCATACTTCTTGCCGGTCAGCTTCTCAGCATCATTTAGTAGGCGCTGCATTTCACCTTTGGTACCGCCGTACCCCAGCTTCAAATTATCCAGCATCTGATATTGGCCACGAGCAAGCGACTGATATGTTTGAGTTATCATGCTTATATCTGAACCCATCTTATTGGCGTTATCAGACATGTCTGTTATTGCTTGATTTGACAGTTGTGCTGCCTTTTTAGTGTTACCTCCAAGCGAGCTAATCATCGCTGCGGAAAATGATGTGACATTTTCCATATACTCATTAGCTGACATACCTGCTGTCTTGAATGCTTGTGATGCATATTGCTTAACTCTACCAGCTGAGCCTTTAAAAAGTGTTTCCACGCCTCCAAGTGACTGTTCTAGTTTTGCCCCTTCGAAAATTGCTGTTTTCAGAGCTTTTCCTATCCCGGCTGCTATTAAAGCTTTTTTAATCTTGCTACCAAGACTTGTACCTAGTGATTGTCCTGCTGAATCAAAATCACCGCCCATGCTCTTTTTGAGCATTCCGCCTATACCTTTGGCCGAGGGAATTACTTGTACATATGCTTGACCTAATTCTGTCGCCATTTACTCCCCTCCTATAAATCTTTTCCTTGCTGCCTCATACTCCTCTGAACTATCAAAGGTTATTGATTCATCCCCTATGCGTTCAATTTCTTTGGTACTAGACATATCGTTTGATATCGCTTTTGGACGGTTTCTGTTGTTTTGGCCATCCTCTGTTTTTGTCCATAAGATGACATTTAGGACATCGAATATAGAAGCCAATAAAAAAGTGTCCGGAGCTACTTTAAGCCCCGACACTTTAGTCTTAATCCTACTTGATTCTTTTAGTCCTATTGCTAACTTTGCAGCTAGTCTCGCCGGCAAAACAGAAATATCAAATATATGGTATGTCTCCACAAAATCACAGATTAGTGCATCCTCATCTATGTTTATGAAGCTAGCAAGGATCATTAGTTTTTTAGTTCATTTGATAAAGCGAATATTTCGCTTAGCTCCTGTTCAATTGCACTAGATGGTACAAAGCCATCTTCGGTGCGTACATGATCATACAAATTCTCTTTATTGTCTCCAAGCATTAGCTTGATGACTTTAGATATCTGTAATGGATCTTCATCTAATTCGGCCAATGCATCAATTAGCTCCATGTTATCTAAGCGCTCTGCTTCAATGTTGAATACAAAACCGCTCTTAGTTTCTCCACTAACAAATTTCTGTTTCGACTTTGCCATTTAGTTTCCTCCTAATCTGTTGCCTTTTCAATATACTCATAATGAGTGTTTTCAGTTTCATCCGGTTTACTTGTTATGGTAATACCGTATCCAATAAGCTTATTATCCCTGTATTCGATTTTCTCTACATCGGAAATTGAACCTACTGGGATAACAAGCCTTTTGAGGTATCCGCCTCTTAATACTGTCTCAACGACATATACTGAATCTTCAAGTTCTTTAGCATTAGCTTTTATAGTCACCTTATCTGCCAAAGTTCCTGTAACATTATCGTTACCAAAGACGGTCTTTAGCACTTCTACGTTAAGTGCTTCTAGAAGCGTTGTTTTGAACTTATCTGTCTTTTCTTTAAGCAGTGAAGCAACTGTATTGCCGCCCCATGCTTTAACATCATCAGAACTGATTTTGTTCTCGTTTTCTACACCATCATCGCTAATATAGCCAAGAGACTTAAAAGCTTCATCAAGCTTTGTTTTTGCATCCGTTGGTACGGTCGTTCCAATTGGTGCTCTATAAATAGCACCGCCGACTTTTGGTTTTCCAGCACTAACGTATGCTGTATTTACACCATTTGCCATTTGGTTTCCTCCTAATCTTTGTAATATGTGATATCAAACACCGCTTGGTATCTATATCTCTTTGTAGTTAAATCTGTAAAATTATAGTCAGAATTGAGTTCTGCCTTGATTACTCCATTTGTTTCAGCTAACTTTTTGATTGATTTTTTTACTCTTTCGTTCAGGCTTGCGGCCTTAAACAAAGAACCTCCATAAGACTGAAAAGCAAAGGTTGCTGTATTTAGTCCTTCGTCTTCTTTTCCACTCGTTTTCTCAAAAAGCACAAAGTCTTTTCCCGCTTCTTCGGGTTCTTCAATATACACTGGAGTTGGAGTAAGCTCTTTCTTGAGCCACTTCAAAATTATTGATTCAATCATATTAGCCTCTCATCGCCTTTAGCAGGGTGTTATTTTTAGAGTTATCTTTTCTTGCTTTAACTGTTGCAGCATGCACTGATGCGTTTACTCGGTTTTTACCTGTATATACAGTTACCTCGTATCCATCGCCGCATCTTCTCTGAATTTTATTAGCATATGATTGGCATATATCCGCCATTTCTTCAGATTTCAGCAAGATTCTTACTCCTGCTCTGTTTAACTTAAACTTAGCCATAATGTTCCACCTGCACTTGTTTATTCCACGCTAGTGGTAATAACTCTTCAATTCCTTGAACTGGTTTTCCAACGACTTTGAATTTTTCGCCAAAAAACTCAACAATGCAATCCGTCCAGATGTGGTTATCACCTTTTGGGATTGCTAATTTGTATACAACTTTATCGCTTTTAAGAGATGTCCTTGTTGTTATATCCTCCGCAGTTACCGGAGCAACCAGCACATTCTCGACATCAATTGTGGTGTCTTCGTATATTGGCGCATCAAATTCATCTTTACCAGTTTCTACTTTTTCATGAAGTTTGACTGTAATTCCTTTAATCTCCATATAAATCAATGACCCCCATTCTTTGACGTCTTATGCCAAGCCTAGCCAGCTCGGTATCTTTAATAAATAAGCCTCCGCCCGGAACTAGAAATGTTCCTGACTGAGTATATCCCATTGCTGATTCAGAGAATTGTGACATTGGTTCCCTGTTCGTGGATGTCATCAAGGTTCTTGCAACTATATCAATCGTTACAGATTTTGCAACTGTAGCAAGGGATGGAGTGGATTCAATCATCTGATCCAAATCTTTTTCACACTTCTTTGCCTCGTATCTTAAGCTGTCGCTAACAACATCAAGCAATTCCTCTGCACGGCTTTGCTCTTCTGCTGTCATTTTTCGCCATAGCTTAGTTAGTTCATCTATAGTTGCATAAGCACTCATGTTCTTTACTCCTCTGCAGTTTCTTCATTAGCCTCTTCATCCAGGGCAGTTTCTTCATTAGCCTCTTCATCCAGGGCAGTTTCTTCATTAGCCACTTTAGACTTTTTGCCTTTAGATGATTTGGATTTCTCTTCTACTTCTTCCCAGTATTCTCCACTGATAGGTGCATCCACATCAATGAATGCACCTGTTCTTGTATTTAGATATCTCATAGCTTTAACCCTGCTTGATAATTCTTGAGAAAGCTGTTGGATCTAGGATACCCCAGCCAATGTAAGTTTCAGCTCTTAGGTATACCTGGTTATGTGCCTTAAGGTCTGCCCCGCTCTGGTCAGGATCACCGTAAGGGATAACTTCAAGTGGAATTTCTTTAGCGTAACCCCACTTAAACGCATTAGCGAAGTCTCCGACATAACCTGCACCTTCATTTGCAAAAGATACTGTGCTGTTAACATCGCATGGAATTCCACCGAGTGCCGCTGGGCTTGCACCGAATCTAAACTCTGGGTACTGTGGTACTCCATTAGTTTTAATCTTTGCTAGCTCACTTCCGAAACTCTTTGCGAGTGCAAATCCGGTTACATCGTAATCTCCAATCGCCGCTGCTGCTGTTTCCAGCACTGCCTCTTCATTGCCGGCAGTATAATCAACCTTGGTTACGCCTGTTGCAGTATCAAAGCTGTTCTTACCGATTGTAACGGAGACTTCTTTGTCTCTTGGGTTGATACCGTGCATGGCCATGATATCAAGACCTCTTGCAACCTTCTTTGCATAGCCTTCGCTAAATGCAGCTAGGATTTCAAGCTTCTTTTCCTCTGAAGCGTAAAGGAATTCATCAGTTACCCTAGTTCCGTATTCAACCTTTACTGGCACCATTTTGACTGGTGCAACTGTCACACTTCCTGCCTTCTTTACGCCGCCCTCTGCAACAAGGTTCACCTCATCATCCATTGAGAATGTGAAAATCTCACTTCCTGTGAATGCGATTGGCATCTGTGAAGAAAGCTTCGCAAGCGAAGATTTACCTTTTACTTTGTCGAACATCCCAGCTACTAGCTCAGGATCAAACAATGTTTTCATCTGTAGTGTTTCTGCCATTTTCTTACTCCTCCATTTTTAAAAATGTAGTTCTTCTAACATTTTCTTCATTGCTGCATTCTTTGAATTGCCTGCGCCACCTTCATCGTCATGGAGTGGCGGTGCTTTTCTTGTTGATGCAAACTTTTTGAGACCCTCTGCATCTTTTCTAAGTGCATCTTCATCATCTCCGGTAAGTCTACCTGCTAGCTCGTATGGTAGCCCGGCTTCATGAGCAATCTTGATTTTTAGATTGCTCTTCTTGTAGCCATCAACCTGTTTTTGAAGTTCGGCAATTTGGCCGTCATACTTTTCTTTGGTTGTACCGAAAGAATCAATCTGCTCTTTGTAAGTTGCAAGAGTCGTCTCATATTCCGCGTTTTGACTTTTTATGTCGTCATAATCGCTGTACTTTTCTTCAACCCTGCTTATTCTTTCCTGAATTGCTGAGTTGAACTCCTCTTGTGTTGTGATTGGTGTAAAATCACTCATCGTTCCACCTTTCCCTGCTTTAACCGCATGCAGTCTGCGTAATATCTAAAAAGACAACTCCCGAATTGAAGTTGTCTTAGTAGCTAACCTTTTGTTTTTTCTTTTCCTTGCTTTCTGAACATTGCCAGTATGCTAATATCGCACTATCCATGAGGGCTATCTCTAATTCATCTACTAGAGACTTATAGCCAAACCCTCCGTTACTTCCTATAGATCTTTTATCGCAATTGCTGACTACTTGTGCCAATGATGGTTGCCCGGAGTGGCACAGTGTTTTTGAGTAAACACCGCTTTCAAACGTTGAGTTAGCAAGTATTATTTCCCGAACTTTGGGGAATATAGGAGTTCCTAATTTCATCTCGTACATTTCATCTGCCAATAGCTGCTGTCCAATAGCTCCGTCAACTGTAACAACATCAACATGAGGATTCATGATATACGGCAGCATCCATTGATTGCCGGCTCTTCTAGGTCTACAATCAATTGCTTCAACAAATATCCGTCCGTCCTTTGTCCTTGAAGCTATAGACATAGCTACATTAGCTCCATCATTGCTATATTTAACGCCTAAGAATAGTTTTCCTTTCAATTCCGGCATTGCTGGCACTTGGAGTTCTGCCCACTCATTTTTACTAATTACAGATTTTTGGTTATACCTTAGCCACAGTCCTAGTCGCTGTATATTAAAGTCGTCATCATCGTTGCCTATTTCATCAAGTATTTTTCTCTCTGTTAAGATAGTTCCGAGTGATGGGTTAGTTCTATACCAAGCTTCTTTATCTTTAGGATCTGTCTTCTTCTCCACGGACCATTCAGCCCAGCCTGTATTGACTGTGCCCCCTGAAAGCGTATTTTTTCTTAACTTTGTAAAAACTGTTCCGGAGCTCACCGGAGTAGGCGGCGTTCCGCAGTATATTGTCTGTGGATTCGAGCTATCCGATACTACATACTTGAGTGCAGATTCTTGATCATCTGTATACTCCTGGGCTTCGTCAATTATAAGCAAATCGAATCCTTCACCGAGACCGCCTTTTGCTGTCCTGGTTCTGAATTCGATTTTGCCGCCACCTTCAAGTTCAATATGTTCTTTTCCGTAGGCTCTATATGTTGATTTTATTTTTAGTTTAGCTTTTGTAACTAGATTTAAGAGACGTTCCCACGCCGCATGTGTTGTCGATGTTCTATGCGCTGTATGGAGTATATGCTCTCCTTTTTTCAGACCATATAACTCTCTTATAGCCACAACTTCGTTCTTACCATTACGACGTGGTACTGAATACCCGAATTTTGAATGTATCCACAGACCGTCTTCATTCACTGCTAAAATGTCAAATATTAGCAATTCCTGCCATTCCTGGGCTGTTCTTCCTGTTTTGCTATATAGCTTTATGGCATCTGCGCCTTTGGTTTTGTAATAAGGCAGAGTAACGAACTGGGTTGGTGTCTGCCTACCTATCCGCACTTCTGACATGTTCCCTCCCTAGATTTAATTTGGGGTGATTGACGAGAATCGAACTCGCGATGTCGGAGTCACAATCCGATGCCTTAACCACTTGGCTACAATCACCATGTTGAAATTTAATTTAGTAACTGATATAATTCAATTAACAAAAGTAGTCTTTTTAGACGAAATTTAATAGGTGTGATTGACCCGTATTGGTTGATCGCACCTATTTTTTTCTTCTCCAATTCATTGCAAAAATTATATTATCTTCTTCAAAAACAATAACATCAAATTGATTTATTTCACTTGGAACGCCTCTTGAAATTCTATCCATAATCTGATTATGGATTTGTTCTGTGGTTAAATTTTTATTTGTTCTTTCTATGACAATTCCACCCGGATTAGTTTTTATTTGTTTTAGTGCCTTTTGTACCTGTTTATCCACAGAATTTTCAGACCTACAGCTTTTATGCTCCCACAACTTGCCATTCCAAGTATAATCGGCATATTTTATATCATCACGTTTACTATTAAGCTGTATATCTCCTCCGAAATGTTGATGAATATTTTTAGCATATCTTATTTCTGCATCTCCGTTTTGCCCCTTGTCCCAGCCTTTTTCAAATTCTATTTTTCCTTTGCTTGGTGTAGCTTTATCAAAATATGGTTTCACTACTTCCCTTGTCATTTTTTTGAGTTCGTCTTCTTTTTCAAGTTCTCTTGCTTTTGCTATTCTAGCCTCCTTTTGTGAATCGAACTCTTTTTTACTCCAAATATCTGTATACTTGCCTTTCACGCTTTTAAACAAAACCATGCACCTACAGTAATCGTGTCGTCTGAAAAAATCCTTTGGTTGCTCTCCATACTCATATTCTCCAGCAAGACTATGACACCAATCACAGCATTGTCCAACTTCTTCTCTAATCACTAACGTTTTTAGTCCCACTTTCGCAGAGTTGTTTGCATTTTCTCTGACGAAATCATCAAAGTATGCTTGCGCTATGTTTTCAATTGGTTCATGTAAAAACTTTTTCAGCACATCATCGGCTGCTTTCTTACGTTCTTTTTTGCTCATCCTCTGCACCTGCGTTGTATGCCTCCACAAAGTTATTTATCAAAGAATCAATTCTTTCTTCCGGAAAGCTTGCTGCTATTGGTTTAATACTTATTCCAAACGCTTTCCTTTCCCGAGTAATTACCTCTGCAGCTGCATTGTTAACAATTTTATGAACTTTTTTCATAATTGACTTTATTGCCTTTTCTGCAATATTCCAATACATTCTGTCGTTTGGAAGCGTTATTTTTGATAGATTATCTCGTATAACCTGTGATGCAATTGCTCCGGTTATTTTAGAGATATCTACAACATCCGCCTGAATAGCAGTACCACTATCGATTCTTTTATATATTTCTATTAGCTCGATGCTTTGAGATCTCTGATTCTCAAAATCAATATCTATTTGTGCTTGTAATTCAACACCAATATCACGCATACTATTGCTCCTCTGCAGCTATTCCGGACACATCCCTCAAGTTATTTTTGCCAAAGTAGCCAGGAACCGCTTGATTGATTTTAATAGCTCCATCACCAATGCTGCTTAACATGGTTGCATCTGGTGAGAAGATTGGCTCCCACTTTGGTTTAGTCATGTATATTTGACTGCGTTTATATTCATGATCGTCCCTAACACACGCAGCTAAATATCCCGCGTTCAGGAATCCTGTTCCGAATCCCCTTTGTGCCTTTAATGCAGAAAGCCTTAAGCACTCATGAGATGCCTTGATTGCTTCTTGCGAAGATGGATTATCAGTTACAAAGCCCAAATCATCGAGCGTCAAACCTGTTTCACCTGCAAAAAGTGCTGCAAACATTTTTAATTGCTCGGTATGTGGTTGCATTGATTGCTGTGTAAACTGCCCAAATTTTGGCTCTGAGCTATCTCTTGAATTTGTTTTAGTCAAAGTAAACATCGCCGACATTGCTGCTTGCCACTTATCCTCAATTTCAGCATCTTCATCTAAGCCAGTAACCCACTTTTGCGGAAAGCTGAAAAACTCTGCAGATATTTCTGAACGCTTCACAGTTCTTGCTGCACCTTCTACTAGAGACATGCACGCTCTACTTATCCTAGAGCGGCCGAATGCCCTATTCGCATCAGGTCTATACAGAATTGGTACTAGTAAAGGGAACGGTGCCGGATTAGGATATATTTCAACACCTTCAAACTTTCTGTAGACGATTGTGTATTCGGCAGTAAAGTATGCCTCTACAGTTGGTCTCTTAGTTTCTATGTCCTTTTCTAAAACTGCATAGCCTTCACGAAGCATGCCAGTTGTTGTATCTATGATTCCTGTAGCTTCATCTCCGTTTAGCACTTGTAGTTTTGGGAATCTGTCTCTATCAGTTGTTATATAAATAAAAGAGCATGATGATATCAATGCTCCTAAAATTGCGCTATCGAATAACACATCGCTGTTATTCAGTTGATAGATTGTGTTTATATCAAAATTATCTTTTTCAAATTCCCGGAATATTAATCTGTCTGCTATCGAATCTACAGCCTTTCCACACCATCCGAGAGTTGATACCATATTGCGCAGCTTTGGTGGAGTAGATATTCCAAAATCAGGAACGTGGTTTTTCATGGCGTAATAGTTATATCTTTTTGCCACCCTTATTTTCTTAAGCTGTAATTTCCGCCTTAAATATTCAATGCCTCTATAGTTCATTTTTTTCTCCTAAAATTTTTTAATCATAGGGGGTGTATTTTTACCACCGTGTGTTTTTTTTCGTAGTGACGGCGTGAAGGTCGCGAGCCAGGGGGAGGGAGGGGTCCATGCCCCCTGCTTCACTTGAAAAAAAATTTTTATAAAACTTTTCAAAAAGTTCTCCAATCCACGCTTTGAGGAAGAACTCTATTGCTTATCTTTTGCTCCTCCTGTGGTGGAGTCGTATCATTCTTCACTATCTTGTCTGACTTTTGCCTATTGCAAGTTAAATGAGCGAGTTGAAGATTTTCTATGTCACTTGGATGTCCACCTTTTGTCACTGGAATAACGTGGTCTATACACGGTGACATTGGATGTGGATAACGCAAGCTGAAGTCTACCGGGTGTCCACAAATTGCACAGACTGACTGGGTGGCATAAATCTTTTTCTTGTTCTTTTCAAAGAGTACCCGGTGGGGTCCATTTTTATCAGGGCGGGGCATATTTTGAATAAGGCCTACTCCCATAGTACCCGGTGCACTTTCTGTCTGCTCGATTCTTTGTTCAACAGCTTCTTCTTGCTTGTGTTGAGCAATGCTTACATGCTCTTCTTTTGCAAGTGCTGTAGCTAACTTTGTCTGCTGTATTTCCTCAATGACCTTCTGAATCTCTAATTTTTTTAATAAATTGTAGCCTGCTGTTCCTGCTGTTTTACGACTGCATCCATATGCCTTTTGATAGGCTTGTGTTGCGTTAAAACAATTGCAGTAATATGCGCAAAATAATTTTTGCTTAGATGTAAGAAAATTATTTTGCATAAGATTTTCAGAATCTTCTTTGAGCATTTTCTTTAAGGTCTTTGTTGTAGCCTTTCGCTGTTCTTTTTTCTGCACAACTTTCTTTGATGCGCTAACTCTCCATTCACCGCGCCTTTTCCACGACCGCAAAGTATTCTCATTTATTTCTAAATCTAAAGCAATTTCTGGAATTGAATAGCCCTCGCTATATCTCCGTTTTGCTTCCTTCTTTTTTTCTTCGTTCGTCATCATAATCGCATAATAAATGCGGTAGCTTTCGCCACCGCTTAAACAATATTATCTAAGGAGTCGTTCATGGTTTTTCCTCACGTATACTATACACGACCGGCACCCTGTCTTTTTATGTCCTCTTTCTTTTTCTTATAATTTTATCGACCTCAACTAAAGCCTTGCCATGAAGTTTATATATATACCTACTATCGAATTTCATGTCAGTTGCTATATCTTCCCACTTCTGCAATCTGATATACTTCCGTTGCAGGAGTTCGGCAAATGTTGCATTTTCAATCATGAAGATGATGCGCTCTATCTCAATTCGCTTTGTCCATAGCTTATCAACTAAATCTCTCTGCACCTCTCTAAGCTCAATTAGCTTTGTTGCCGTAGATTCTGTTACCTGGCTAATTCCACTTCCATGTGGTTGCGAATCATAATTGACTCCCTTAATCCCCAGTGTTTGTTCGATGTCGTATATCTGTATCTCTATCTGCCTTATCTTTTCAACAACCCTTTCATGCTGCTTCATAAATTCTTTTGCTGTCATCATGTCTACCTCACCTCTTCAGCAATATGTTTTAACTCACTGTAAATTCCTACAGCACATCCCAGATTGCTGCATGGTCCTCAAGTTCCATATCCATTTGACGAATCTCATCCATTTTGCTATATGTTTCGTTTCGATTAATCTTCTTTCCTTTTCTCCACACGCTAAGTCTTGGCACAGCTTCATTGGACACCATTTGATACTCAAGATGATCTAGTTTTGTTACTGGATTTGTGTACTTGCGTAATGTATCTCTATCAATCTCATATCCCTTTAAAGGTTTTATATCATCAAGATTCTGAAACAGTTGGCTTATTGATACCCACTCTCTCTTCACAACAGGTCTCTTAAGATTGCGGCTTGGTTTCCATCTACGCTTTGTAGCGTTCTCTGGCTCACGAAAGGTCTTCTGAGTTTCCTTAATCAAGTATTCAGCAAGAACTCTGTAGTTGCGTGTTTTATCTAACGGAGTGCAGCGAATCCTTCCCATCTTCCACTGTCTATTGATCACTTGAAAATCTATGTAGTTCATAACTACATGGTGATGGATTCTCTTATTCTTAAATTCAGTTACCGCGATATAGTAAAACTCCTTATCGAGTTTCTTGTATTCACGCCTCATTCTCTTTATCCACTTTTCTAATTCGCTGTTAGCCTCTTCAGGCGATAGCTCTTCTGCGTAGGTAAGTGTTGTGTGTAAATCACCAGGATAAAAATTTAAATTAATTAGTCTAGTTAAATTCTTTAACGCTAGCATGTCATTATTCTTTTTTACAGCATCCGATGTAGCCTTTTCCTTTTTCTTTCTTTTTCCACCACGAGGGAAGCTTGCCTTTATGCATCTATCAATAACTGCTCCGGCTATGCATGTTTCTCTAATGACTCTTTCTAACATTGTTATTCTCCCGATGAACCTAGTGATAATACTCTGATGAACCTTCATGGCGGACTCTCACCGCCTTTTCTTTTCTTCTATATATATGTAGTTTTTATTTCCTAAGGTTATGCAGATGGCCTTGCGACCATCTGCAGATTTATATGATCTGTAGCTTGCGTAGTTAAGTTACCTACTATTATGTGCTCTTTATCCTTATTAAGTTAGTTGCTACAGTTTCATATCTATAAAGTTTGTTTGTCGTTACCTGTACGATTCTGACAGTTCTTCTTCTGTCTCTGCATAATTTAACAGGTGTTTTCCTAAAGCTTTAATCTCGCTTTTGTTAAATGTATTTATTGTCTTTGTCACATATGATGCAATATAACAAGTATCTCGAACTTTACATTTTGCATTTATAATCAACTGTGCTATTCCCCATGGATTGCCATTGTTGGGAATTATGACTGAACTTTCCTTAATTTCTTTTAATTCCTTTAGCCATGTAGCTAGCTGCTCATGCTCTTCTCTACATTTATCACAACTAGTTGCCGCGACTTCTTCTGCGTGTTTTATAGCCTCTTCAAGTGTCATTCTCTTTTACCTCCTTAAAATGGTATATCCTCTTCAGTTGCCTCAAATGCATCTGGTAGCTCATCTTGATAGTTCGGTGCACTGTTGCTATATGCTTCGTCTGGCTGCCTTGGAGTTCCTTGCTGACTGCTGCCCAGGAACTCAACATTGTTGGCAATTACATCTGTTGTATATACTGTCTGTCCTTCTCTGTTCTTGTAGCTTCCTGTTTGAATTCTTCCGTTGACTGCTACTTGCTTTCCCTTGTGTAAATATCTGTCGCAGTTTTCAGCTTGCTTTCCAAACACTGTTATTCTGATGAAGTCCGCAGTCTTTTCTTTATCTCTCCTATCAACAGCTATACTGAAGCGTGTAACTGCTGTCTGATTTCCTGGTGTATAGACTAGCTCTGGATCCCTTGTTAGTCTGCCAATTAATATGACACTATTCATTCTTGCTCTCCTTCGCATCTACCATTCTTCTGTATATCGTGCTGTGTCTTCCGTATATCATGCCTATTAGCTTAATTATCATTTGCGAGCTCCTTTAGTAGTTCTGGATTCTCATAGATATTGCCTTTAACTTCCATCCCATAGAGCCATATATTGTCTTCACATAATGTTTCAGTCTCACATTTACTGCGTTTACGCTTATCTTTTGGCTTGTGTTTGTAATCAATTATGAATCCGCCATCTTGGTAACTAACTAACCACATCTTATGGTCTTTTGGATTTTCAGAGGCTTTAGATATTAATATATCTCCTTCATATATTTCCCTATTATTCTTATCCTTTAGTCCTGTGTATTGACACAGAGTGAATCGCTCACCTTCTCGGTCATCTTCCCAGAAGCCTGTCTCTTTGTTGTAAAAATCTACAATGGTACCGTTAATATTGTTAATTGAGCAATTCGTCCACTCTTCAATTTCTCTATCCCATACCCTGAATTTTATCTCTCTCATTTTTATTCTCCTTTGTATGGCGCGGGTAACGGCATCCATGCGATCACGCCGTCAATCTCGCCATCTGTGCCAGAAAGGTATACATAATCATCTTCATCAAAGGAGTCTAACCACACGCTTTTTCCATCGGTTACTAGCACTTCTTCTCCGTAATCAGGTAAATTTTCAATCGTATATGACCAATCGGAATTGGCATATTCTTCCTTTTCTTCTGGTGTTAAATTTCTAAAAAAGAGCTCGTTCCACTCTGGATTTTTTTCGTATGCTTTCATATTTTTATCCTCTTTCCTAACTCCCATCCAGCAATAGCTAATATTACAGTTACAATTTTGCTAATTATTAAATGTGTCATTGTGTCTCCTTATTCATATATTCAATTTATATAGTTACTTACTCTTTTCGTTTTCTATCCTTGCCATCGTTCTATTTAACTTGTAATTCATGATTGGCAGTGTATCGATATTAAACCCTTGCTTGAACTGCATTATCATGACTTCTACATCTGCCATTTCCTCACGAACAGCTCTTATATCATCTCTGGCTATCGCTGTAATTAGTTCTGCCAGTTCTTCCACGAGCTTCTTTGTTTGCGCTTCAGAGCCGTAATGTTCCCAAACTTTGCGGCCCATCTCTGCATTTGCATTTTCTAAAAATTCTTTTGTCGTCATCTTCATGATTAGTTCATCATCCTTTCTGCAGCTGCACATGCTTTCTCAAATGTGTCATAGTTTGTCTTGAGAGTGGCTCCATCCTTATGTACCCTTACTGACATTGTCTCCCATCTACTTCCGCTCTGAAGTCTGATGGCTCTTTTAACAGTTACTATTGATATGCCGCCTTTTCCTTTTTCAGGCTTATAAATTGATTCCTTTACTTCTCCTGAGTCGGAGATTCTTTCTATCTTCTTTACCCACTTAATTTTCTTCATCTTCTGGTATTACCTCTTCTATAAGTTGATTCATCAGCTTTGTTCCTGCTTGGAATCTTATTGCTAGTGCATCTATCTCTGTTCCATTCGGAAGTCTCTTCTTCTCAGCTAGAAATTCGCTTGCCAGAAATTCCATTATTACTTCATCTTCCATGTTGACCTCTTTATTTAGCTAGTGTCTCAAGTTCAGTTGTAAGAATCTTCTTCAATGCTCCTTTGAACTTTTCAGCAGATTCTTTGTCCATCTGGCCAAGCTGATTCATGCACTCATTGAATGTAGTCTGCAGATTGTTAACGTTAATCCTGAATGCTGTTAGAACCTCTCCACTGGCTACTGCTGCACTTAGCTTTTCAACTTCTGCTCTAGCCTTTGATAGTTCCTCTTCAGTTTTCATGTTTTCAGCTTTAGCTTGAACCTTTGCTGTAGCGACAGCCTTTTCAAGCTCCCTATCTAATTCAACTCTTGCTTCCTCAAGTGCTTTCTTAACCTCTTCATCAGTATCACTCTTGCTTTTCTTTAGCTTTTCCTTTTCTTTCTTTAGCTTTTCTTTCAGTTCTTCAATCTCTTTATCTCTTTTCTCGAGTTCATCAGAGCTTGCTCCTGGTTCTGCCTTTTCTTGTTCCAGCTCTTTAATTCTTCTTTTTAGTTCAACTATCTCTGTATTTTGAGATTTAAGATCTGCGATTTCTTCCTTCAGTTCCCTAACGGTCATTTCGGAAATATCATTGTTTTCTACCACCTCTGCAGCTACCTCTTCAGGCGCTGCTAAGAGCGTGAATATCTTGGAAATGCTCAAATCCGCAAACGTTTGCGTTTTTGAAAAGAGGCTATTTTCTTCTTCGCATCTTTTGGCCAGAGACATCATCATCTCTGCTTTTCGCTTTGAGAAATCTAGATGTGATTCGCACCATGATTCAAACTCACCATGATTTAATCTACCCTTAATAACTAATAGTCTCTGCCCGGCATTAGCAGCAATCATCATTGCAATGTTGCCTATCATCTCCATCTGGTGATACAGTCCGTTTACTTCTATCTGTAGTTCTTCTGTTGTTTTATCTACTAGCTCTTTATTAACTTCATACTCTACGTTCATTATTTCCGACATTATGCTGCTCCTTTCATTGCGACTTTACGTTTCTTTCTGACTATTCTCGTTAGCCACTTTTCCGCCCACTCTTTTACTCCCTCTTCAGGAAGTCTATTGCCTTTACCGTAGCACTGCTTTAGTTTCATCGTTTTTAAATCAACTTCAACAGTTACAAACGATTCTTCTTCAGCTCCTACTTTTCTTAATACAAATATCGATGTTCCTCCATCTGTTGCTCTTTCATAATAAGAGGCTACGCAGTTTTGATTGTTGCGACCTTCTTTGTTGAACTCTGTCCTGTTCCTTAGAGGCCTTATAAGATACTTGTTATCTCTCCAACACATTTTTTCCAATCTTGGCAGAAACTCTTTTTCAAACTTTGATTGTCGTTTTTTATCCGCTTCCTTCCTTATCTTGTCCTTCATAGCTAGATATTCTTCTGATATGCGATCATGTGCTTCTTTAAGATTCTTTGGGTATCTGTAATAATCATTTAACGGGTATCCCAATTCCTCTAGCTGCTTAATGTAATCCTTGTACATCCACTTAATGCTGTGATTGATGTAGTTACTATCTTCTTTCATTCGTTTCTTTTGCTTATCAAAATACGTCGCTAGCCTCACAAAGTTTTCTGTTTTCCTGTTCTCGTATAGCTCCGATGTTCGGAATTCGCTTTTCACAAGTCCTATATGATGCTTCTTCACTTTGCCTTGACTAGCTAATATTTTGTAGGTTGCGATATTATCTACATCAAACATTCCCCAGCTTTTAAGCTTCTCTATATCTTGGTGAGTTATTCCTAGAAATTCAGGAATTGACTTTGCTCTCCAGTTTGGTCCTATGTAGGATGGTAGTTTCAAAATCTTGCGCTCAACAATTTCTTCTAGTCCAGCCTTTTTTATAAATTCCACCTGTGGATACTTTGCACAGATTGCAGCTTCTTTTATCATGTAGTCTGCGAATCTGATCTCAACATCCACGTATTTAAGGAATGTATTTTGCAACTGCTCTATAGTTACAAGGTTATGTACATAACCTTTATCTATCAGGTAAATTGAACCATCTTGACATCTCGACCATCCGCCTCGATATGCTCCTTGATATGCATACATGAATTGTTCTTCTCTAGATATACACACAATCTGCTCTATATATATCTGTGTGACATCCCTCATATCGGCAACTTCTTCTCCGTTATATATCCAGGAAGCATATGCAACTACGAAGTAGATTGTTTCATTCCTATAGAACATCCATAAGTATGTTTTGCCACTGCCCAACGGATGGCATGTATGTGGCATGAATGTTCTGTTTTCTCCTCTGTACGGTAACCAGTCTCCCTTTCTTATAGTGTCCATATACTCAAATGTTTCTCCGAACTTTGGACAATGGGCCACCCTCTTAAACCTGTTGTATATGATTGGCTTATCCAGACTTTCTGCAACTATGTTCTCGAAATCATCCGGATACTCGATATCAACAGGTATGTTCTCTATGTTGCGATATATATATTCCATAGCTGACTCCTTAAATAAGATCCAGGATATCTACTACATCTGCACTCTGTGGCTTTGTATCGTCAATCTCGTAATACTTCAGTACCATTCCTCTCACTTCTTCATCTGAGATTGCAGCCATGTTATTAACAGCTTTTTCTTTTGCTTTGTTTCTTATATTGTCTATTAAATCCTTGATGGACTTCTTGCCATCAAGGATCTTGTTTGCTACTTCTTCTGTAGTGCAGCGCTCGTTTATCGTTTCTTCAATAAATGTAGCCAATGCACCTTTTATTTCCAGCGATTCCTCTGTGATTTTCGCTCTTGCTTCGTTGATTTTTTCCATGATTTACTCCTTTGTCAGAATAACTTCCCCGCTGTGAATACTCTCGTATTCTTTATCCCGTTCAGCTATTCTTTCTTTAATCTGCTCAATAATATTGTTCATTAATTCTCTTGATGATTCGTTTTTCGTTTGCCTTAGGCGGTCTTCGAATTTTGATATTCTGCGCTCGTCATCATTGTTAGCGTAGGTTAGTTCGTACATGCGAGCTTTGCCGATAGGATCAAATCTGCAATGCCAGTCGTCGTTATACTCGCACTTCTTGCAGCACTGATCACACACTGTGCCGCGTATTCTACGGCACCACCTGAACGCTCGGTTGTCTCCTTGTGTCGGATGCTCAAAACCACACACATCACATTCTGATTTAACGCGAAACATTATTTTCTCTTATCGCCTACCGCTACCATGAATGCTAGTGTTAGACACACAATTGCCGTTACTGTTACTACTGTCCAATTCATCTTGATACCTCCTATAGATAGTTGCGGCCAATTAGCCGCATCCATTCTCTTCTCGCTTGCTGTGCTGTATAGCCTTGCTCTATCAACTCAATTTCATATTGAAGTTGGTAGTGCTGGCGCAATCTCTGATTTTCTCGCTGCGCCCACACGGTGCAGTTTGCATGTAGCTCCTCATGATGCTTTCGGCACACATCGACCTGAAATTCATTATCGATACTGATTTGACGGTTCGACCCGCCAAATACCTCGTGTCTCTCTGCATAAGGTCTTCCACAGTATTTACAAACCCTGTTCGGTTTGTTTTTCCAGCCATTCATTTTCTTTTTCTTCTTTGCCGACCGTGGCTTTGGATAAGCGCAGTTTTGATAGTAATTATCTAGTTTGCTCATATCATCAGCCACACGACCGGAATTGCGAATGCTACAATCATTCCGACGTCGAATATCAGAAATAACATGTTTGCATTTTTGTATCTTTCCTCGGTGTACTCATATAATGCCGCTAATCCCACTAGCAGCATTGCCATAATTAGCCACCATGAAGCTTTTAACATTTTTCCTCCTACTCGAACTTTACCCTTCCCCATGTGTCAGCATCCTGAGTCGCTGACTCTTTACAGTTAACTATAGGGAGTGCTAGCTCTTCTACTATTGCATCTTCAATCTCTGGAAGCTCTGTTCTAGTCAATTGTTCCTCAGATAACAAGCCTCCAAAATAACGCTTTCTTCTATCGATATCCACATTGCCCTCCTAGATTGTCATCTGGTTTGTCTGCTTCTTTGTTCTCTTGATATCTACCTTGCCAGCTACACCATTGATTCTGATTTCACTGTTGGCAGCACTGAATTTTGCATTGCTGATAAATCCTGCATGAATCAGTTCACAAGTCGTTTTCACATATCTGAGGCTCGTATCATCCAATGGGATAAAATTCAGATTTCTCGACTGCTCTCCGCATAGCATCTCAACATTCTCTTCCATCATGCGATGCCATTTTGCCTCATTCTCACAATCGCATGATTCACTAGCGATTCTATCCGCCTCTTCCTGAGTCTCTGCAGATACTAGATGCATCTGTCCGCAGTTCTTACATAACCCTTCCATTTTCTTCCTCCTTTAGCGATTCGTAATTTTTCCACAGCTCGTTATACGCTGCCTCCATAGCATCTGTGAGGTTGTAGAGCCTCTCAGCCTCCGAGATAGCTTTTGTAGCTATCTTCTCGAGAAACTGTTCGTAGGAGCAATCTGGTTTAATTATCCCTAGAGCAATGTTTGGATCAGCAGCGATGGTGTAGCATTCCACCTCTCTGCATTTGCGATCTCTACCGCACTGACCTACGATATATAGGTAGTGAGTGTTCGCAAACTCTAGTATTTTTTCGTTTAAAACAATCTTAACTTCCATAACTCCTCCTTACCTCGCCCCTAGCATGTACAGGAATAGCCATAATATTGGGATTAATGCCGTAACTCCTACCGCAGCGATTACCTCCTGTATCGGCGTAGTACCCTCTTCTTCGCACGCCTGGTGCATTACCTCTTTCATCGAATCATGCATTTTCATACCTCATTAGCTCTCTATAGCTCTTATCTATCTTTGTAATATCTAGTCCCGCTAGTTCAAACAAAATGTCTTTATCTACAAGTCCAGGAATATCTGAGTAGATTCGTTCGTTTCGTTCTGCCATCTCGGACAGGACTATCCTCTTAATCTTTCCAGCTGTGCTTGGCGAACAGTTGAAAAGGTCCTTTATGTCTCTTGACAACAGGTATGTGTTGTTGTGGTATATTTCGTGTGCCGCCTTAGTCGAGGCTCTCACACGAGGAAATCTTATCTTGTTATTCATGTAGTGCCTCCTTGTGATATGTTCTTTTCGAGATGTATAATCTCCTATATAGTTATTTTTAAAAAGGAGATCATTATGTCATTTCATTTATCTAACGAAGTAGTAAAGTCCATCAAAAATCAAAGTTTTGTGCCTAAATATATCGAAGTGCAGAAACAATTGGCTAATTTTACCGTCAGTCCAAAAACTTCCAGTGTCTCTAAAAAAATTACTAATTACAAAGACACAATCCTCTCTGATATGGCGAAGGAGATTAATGCCATTCAAGAAGAAACTAATCGGCAAATTCACACTCTTGTTGAAGAAAATCGTAAAGCTTCTAGAACCTCGTTTTGGCTAGCTGTATCTTCGATTGCTTTGAGTGCTGCGACATTGATTGTTTCTTTCTTGAGCTTGTTGATTCAGCTTTATTCTTAGTATGCGGTTACGCAAATTTTGAACTTCACTATCTAAGTCTTTATGCAGCTTTTCGATTTCTCTGTTATTGCACACAACTGCAACTCCCAGCAGTATCACAGCTATCGCCAGTATTACTATCGCTGTAAAAGTAACAACTCTCATTTCATAATCCCTCTCATCATTCTTTTTATCGACTTTAATTCTTTCCTAGGTGTATAATCCCCTTAACAACACTTGTATTTCAGAAAGGAGACTAATGTGAAAAAATTAAATTATGCCTTAACCAATCAGGATTGCATTGCTATTTCTTCTGCTATAGCAGTCTTACCTGAATATTCGTTTTTTAACCAAAATTCAGAATTTGCACAATTAACTCCACTAATCACATCTGTTCTAAAGAAATTGTCTACTCATAAACCTATTAAAAATCCGCGTGAATGCTATTTGATAGCTGTTGCAATTGATTCAGCTATCGGTGCAATAAATGGGAGTTTAAGCATTAGTACTGAAGGTTTGAACTCTATCAGAGAACACTTTTTCACCTACAACAAACTCTTCCCAATGTTTAAAGATTTATTAGTTGAGTAACCTCTATGACTCTGTAGTATTTTCTGCTATGGAGTCATAATTTAATTCCATATCTATCTGGGGAATATCCCCAGATAACAGCCTCTTCAATTGATTTATATATTTCTCCATCTTGGTTCTCCCTCTTCATCACTTAATCTTCTTTGAACAGGTAATCTAGTTCCATATCTGGGAAAAACGTGTCACGAATTTTTCTCGCTTCAGGAAATGTGAATTTTGTTTCTCCTGTTATCTTTTTTCTAACAGTTCTATCTGATACGCTAATAGCTTTTGCTATTTCTGCCTGAGGCACTTTCAGCCTTGCTATTTCTGCCTGTAAATTGTGTAGCATTGTTACATCCTTTCTATATATTGTTTTAATTCCGTATTCGGAACTTAATTTACTACATATTAGTCCCTTATTAGGAACTTGTCAAGAAGTTTTTTTCCGAATGTGGAATTTAAGCATTGATTAAGATTCCACATTTGGATATCATTACATTGTTCAAGAAAGGAGCTTCATATGTACGGAGAGCAAATAAAAAAAATAATGGATGTTAAAGGTATTGGAAATAAAGAGCTTTCTGAGAAATCAGATATTCCATTGGGAACTTTAAATAAAATTATTTATGGAGATACTAAAAATCCATCACTAGATAAAATGCGAGCAATAGCGAATGCTTTAAATTGCACTCTTGATGATTTTATAGAATCCTCCTCTTCATCAACTGATTTTAAATTATTGGCCGCTCACCACGATGAGCCAACATGGACGGATGAAGAGTTAGCAGAAATTGAAGAATTTAAAAAATATGTATTGTCTAAACGCAAAAAATAAAAGGTGTGTGATAGTTTGTGATGACTAGATATGAAAAGTTATTAGCAGAATACGAAGATAGAGTTTCAGTTTATGAAAAGCCCTCTTTGATAGACGGTTTTATAATTGACGACTGCATATTAATCAATACTCACTTAACTGAATCTGAAAAACTGTGTATTTTAGCCGAGGAATTAGGCCATTACGAAACTAGTGTTGGTGATCTAACATTTCTCGATTCAATTCCAAAATTAAAACAAGAATATCGAGCAAGAAAATGGGGGATTGAAAAAATCTGTCCATATGCGATAATTCAAACTGCGATTTCGAAAGGTTGCTCTAATGTCTATGAATTATCAGAAGAACTAGATTTGTCTGTAAGCTTTTTGAACGAAGCATTAAGATATTATAATTTTATATAAACTTTCAACGGCAAAGAAGTAATTAAAAACCGCCCCTACTGCAATAGGAGCGGCGAGGAGCTATTGATGTATATCAATAACACTATATCGATAATGAGTATATCAGTAGCACCTCTTAATTACAACTAGATTACATAAATAGTTATTGTAGGTGCTTTTTTAGTGCAAAAATATACAGATTTCGTGGAGGTTTGCTATGCCTATATACAAGACCGGAGATAAGAAGAATGGACTTACAAAGTATAAGGTTCGAGTTAATTATACAGACGATAGCGGCAAGGCTCATTCACTTACTCGTATTGCGTATGGACTCGATGCAGCAAAGACACTTGAGTCACAGCTACAGAAGACTGATCACACTCCATCAAGCACCTTAACAGTTCCAGAGCTAATAGATTTATATCTAGAGGACAAAAGGCACGAACTCCGCGAAAGTTCTGTTGACAAGAGCCGCCGTATACTTAATCTGTATGTGCGACCTCTTGATATAAGAATAAATAAGTTAAACATACAGACTTTGACCGAGTGGAAGCGAGGTATAAGCGAATTAGATTTAAAGCACCGAACTAAATCAAATATATATGTAGCATTTAAGGCTCTCCTTAATTGGGCTGTTCAAAATGAATACTTGCAGAGCAACCCTTTATCAAAGGTACCTAACTTCAGAGATGCATACGAACGAAAAAAAGAGTTGCAATACTACACACCAGAAGAGTATATCCGTTTTGCCTCTTCAGCATGGAATATCGCAACTGAGATAGGTTTTTATGATTATTACGTATTATTCGCCATTGCCTACTATACAGGGGCTAGAAAGGGCGAGATTCATGCCCTGCGCTGGACTGATTTACGAAACGGCTCTATACATATCACAAAGAGCATCACGCAGAAGCTGCTTGGTGATGACCGGGAAACACCGCCAAAGAATAAGTCTAGTAACCGAGTTGTTCAACTGCCAGAGCCTTTAATTGATATTCTGAAAGATCATAAGAAGCGTGGTAAGGCATATAAGGGATTCAATGATAATTATTACATCTGTGGAGGAATCCGACCTCTAAGAGATTCTACCTTGTCTAAGATGAATTTCAAGATTGCAGATGAGGCAGGACTACATCATATACGCATACATGACTTTCGTCACAGCCATGCATCCCTGCTAGCTAATAACGGAGTTAATATACTTGAGATAAGTCGCAGGCTTGGTCACAGCAACATAGAGCAAACACTCAATACTTATAGCCACTTCTACCCTCAGGAAGAAGATAAAGCTTTATCTATTTTGAATAAAATTCGTGTATAATTCGTGTACAAATAAAAGAACCGTTGATTTTCAACGGTTCTAGTCATATTGGCGGAGAGAGGGGGATTTGAAATCTAATCGCATATAGTAGTTACGTATAGTTGCGATATATAATAGTAGGAAAATCAACGCTCTTACTAGATGCGGAATTGACCTGATTTATAAGTATTCGAAAAAAAGTCACGAAAAAGTCACAAAATATTTTATAAAAAGTGTTGACAATGTTCGACAATGGGCATATAATATAGACAAGCTAAAGAACAGCAAGGAGGCACACCATGTATAAGGATTACAGATACATCAATGCAGGAACTAACGAAGTGTACAGATGGGGACACAAGGCACAAGAAAGAGCTCTATCGTTCATAGAGCCAAATGAAAAAGGATATATCTCAATTCCTGTAGACATGGGCAAATACTGGACTATCGGAACTAGCAACGGCAAGTATGGCGAGTTCTGCAAGTTCGGAGATACAATCTTCTCCGTTAACAGCTGGGGATTCGCATATGCAAAGGCTGGCACTGATAAGGGCGACAAGCTCGTTAAGGGCATCGAAGATATGGTCGCATACATGAAGAGCCTCATGCACCGCAACACAGAGGACGACGAAGATGAGGAAGAAGAATTTTAAAAAGTTTGCAAAAGATAGTTGACAATGTTCGACAATAGGTGTATACTATAGACAAGTTAAGAGAGGCGAGCGAAATGCTCAACAAGGAGGATAAGACGATGAAATACGAAATCACAATCGGCATGTTGCTAAATGCATTTGATAACTTCGGAACTTATAAGGTGACAGATGTATACTCAGATGGTAATTGTACACTAAATGTTACAGCTCACCCAATCGAATGGAATGAAGATGGTGATGATTACACAATGTTAGATGATGAATTAACATTCAATAAGAATGAAATCGCTGAAATGCTAAGTTATGAGAGCGGAAAAGCTCCACAGGATATCACAATGATTCATGATGGCGTGAATTACAAGTATTATGTATAGGAGGGAACATTATGGGAGAAGAGAAAAGATCAGAAAGAGTGGCGGTAAGACTTACGCCGTCGCTCAAAGAGGCAGTCACAGAGCTAGCCTCTAGCGAAAATAGGTCCCTCAGCAACTACATAGAGTTGTTACTGACTGAAAAGGTTGAAAACTTAAAGAAATAAATAAAAAGAGCGAGCCCGTAATGGACTCGCTTTTCTCGTATGGGCGACCGCCTCGCCCGCTCAATTACATAACACTAATAGCTCCGTCCTTGTCAGCCTCCACAGTGACCTTATCATCAGTGACTAGTGCGCCATCCTTAATGATATACACTGCATCACCCTTGACTATGCCTTTATCAACTCGTGTGCCGTCGTCCTTGAAGTACTGCCAATCGTCGCCGACCTTTACCCATCCAGTGTGCATAACTCCGTCGCCGTCGAAGTAGTACGATTTGCCGTCAACCTCATGCACTCCGCTAGTGTATAGGCTACCGTCTGAACCTAAGCAGAACCAACGACCATTGAGGCTCATCCATCCAGTTTGCATCTTGCAAGAAGAGTTGAAGTAATACCACTTGCCACTAATCTGCCTCCATCCTGTAACAGCATAGCCATCAGAGTCGAAGTAGTACCACTCACCGTCTAGTTTTTGCCATTCGGAGTTATAATAGCTACCGTCCTTCTTTTTGAACCAGTAGCCTCGTGCATCTTGTATCCAACCGTATGTTTGGAACTTCGGAACGACAAAGCCTCTGATAAATCTACCATTAACAGCAATCCTACGATAGCCAGTCGAGTGGTTGTTATGGATATTGAATTCGAAGACGTTGATGTACTTGCTATCTGCAGATACGACTATACCTACATGACTAGCGCCTGTAGTGTTATCACCTCTTCCGCTGTCATTCCATGCGTATATGATCCAGTCGCCTGCAGTTGGTACGTATGCGTCATTCTCCACCCATATGCCCATCTTCTGCGCTTTTGCTACAATAGTTCCTACATTAGCAGAGCAAGGGTAGACATCACCTACCCCGCACAGATATGCAATAGCTGAGGCACACGCAGCACAGAAGTTAGCCGTATAAGTCATTGCCCAACCATCTGGGCGATGCTTGTTAAATTCGTCAATCAAAGTGCGATGTGAACCGCCCTTGAACGCCATGCCATTATATCTAATGGCTGTGTTGACGATTGCCTCCCTAACGCCCATCTTCTAGCACCTCCGCGTCTTTTAGTCCTTCTTTGATATCATCATAGTTTATTGCCTTATCGTTCGCTACGGGTCGAATTTCTGCCTTCTGCGAGTCGTCTTTAGGGCGTGTATAGGTCATTGCTGCATCGGAGTCGCCACCGCCCTTAGTCGTAGGGTCGATAACTACACCAAGTAGTACCAGGATGCCAACGAGCATAGTTGCGAGTTCTACAAGTTGCTCCTGGGCGATGTGCGGAGTTATGCCCAACACGTTCAACGTTCTATATACAAGAGTTAGCACCGCTGCGATAAACGTTAGTAGCCATGTCTTGTTTTTAAATCGAACCTTCCAATTAATTTTCATCCTTCTTACCTCCCTTATTGTGCTCAAGATGCGTTATCCTCTTCTCATGATCATTCAGCCTCTCGTCGTGCTGATTATGTTTTGACCACATTCTCGAATGTGACTCCCTATCATGTGCCTCTTGCTCTTTTACAGCACACTCAACTGCAGTCACGTCTGTCGCTAAATTTTCAATCCTTACGTTGAGCGCCTTAATGGACGAGTTGAGTTCATTTACTGGCTTTCCCACATAGTTGTTGAGCGCTGATATTAGTCCAATTAATGCGGTTAAGCCTATAACTAAACTTCCTATAAATTCTGGTTTCATAGCTTTTTTCCTTTCATCAAAAAGCACCGCCTTGCGACGGTGCCAGAATTAATTATCTTGTAGAATTACTTCCACCTTCCTGTAGCCCTATAGAGTATCCTTGCATCTACCCTTGAGAGCCTACTCATCGATATGTAATAAACTCCACCTATGTAGTCTTTTGTTGACATCTTACGAGTTGTCCACAGCTCACCATCTGGTGCCTCAATCTCTACACTAGTCAATGGCGTGGAGATGAAGAGACCTGGAGGTAAGTCCGTCTTCGTGCCACCCGAATAGTATACTGGCCCCCAAGGATTCGCAGCAGATACTGTGCCCGACCACTCACCTTCTGCAATAGCGGTACCGTCAGCATACTTGCGAACATTCCACACTATACCTCCTGCTGATACTTTGGAATCCTCGTAAAGACCCTCTATCTTATCAACCCTTATAGCCTTAGCGATAATGGTGCCCTTGCTGTCGAATTCTACTACGGGTTCTGCAATGCCATTTAACTTAGGCGAGTGGATTAGGCTTGCGATTACATTATCATCTCGCCATGAGTTACTGTGCACAATAAATGAAGCTATTCCCGACTTGCTTACAGCAGTTAAATCGGCAGCTGCTGCAACGAATTCCGATACGAACGTATTCGAATTATACGATCCAGCTGTAGCGGTTAAATCTGCGCGCTTGCCCCGACCGTCAACATCCGATGTAATCACATTCAACGCTCCATACCCCACATAATCAATTGATGCACCCTCGTAGGCATAACCTTTATCTACAGCATCCTTAATGCTCTTTATGTCAACGAGTTTTTTGCCGTGTCCATAAAAGCTAATTCTATCATCAGTGAACTCGGCACTCTTCTCACCGTTTTTGCGAATCTGCAGTGAGTTATCTGTGAGCACCGTTGACGCACCCTCATTTGATTGTGCATTCTTCGACACGATTAATCCCACACCCTCTTCAAACTTCATATAATCTGTCGCTGTTTTCGCAGCCTCAATTGCAGCATCTTGCGCTTGTTTAGCTTCCATTTTTGCCTCCTCAACTTTCAATGACGCGTCTACCACTTTATCCGTAACCGGTTTAATTGATTTAAGATTTATGCTATCGCTTGCTAAAATATCCATGTTACACCTCCAATTGAGCGGACACTCTTGCCGCCTCTACGTTCTGAACTCTATATGTTGTGCCCTCGTGCGCCTTGACACCATCCTTGTACCACACGACTTTACCAACCGCAGCAATTTCGCTGTCAGTCAACTTGTGACCGTCCTTATACACATGAGCTGTAAGGTTCGTATCAATTAATGTGTCCGTGAACACTGTACCGCTAGAACTCTCAACGGTCAGATTGTAGCTACTGTTACCACCTGTGCCAGGCGTTAGATTTAGATTAGCTAGCCTATCGGCAAGTGATCTCACCTTGTCATCAATACCGCTGTCCTCCTCTACGAAGTCGCCTAGTTTAGCCTCAATCTTTTTGCCCGATACAGAGGTCTTGAGCTCAAGCAGTCTACTTGATATATATAGCTCTCCCTTATCGCTTACGATGTATACTATATCGCCTATAGATAGATTATCGGGCATAGTCACGATATCGACCTCATAGGTCTTAGTAGGACTAGACAACTTCTTTAGTTCAGTTACAGCATGAGCGCATAACTCTGATTGTGATGTGGTCTCGAAGCTGTATGTACGTTCGATATGTTTGCCATTACTCCATGTGCTGCCCCATTTAGTTACGGCACTTCTCGACTTGAGGAGCTTACCGTCTGTGTAGATATCACCATCATCATAGCTATATCCCGCTAGAGTTATAGGCTCGCTACTTCCCTCTGCAGTTCCGCCCGTAACTCTTAGAGCTGTTGCTAGTGTCTGAACGGACTCTTTATCTCTGATGTTCTTTACATCTCTTCCAAGACGTAGCTGTATCTTCGCGTCCTTGCCTCTCTTCTTCCATAGGTTAATTAGCAACCTTTTAACGGACATACCCTCAACCTCGAACGAATAGGACACTTCTGCATTATCGAACTGAGTCGCAATCGATGCGATACGTTCAGCTACAGTGCTCTCTCCATCCCATTTGAGCTTGCGCTTTAAATTCGAGATCTCGTTAACACCGATTTCAAACCCAGTGCCGCGTATCCACTCTTCAATGTATCCGACAGCGGTATAGGCTTGACTCGCCTCGTACTTCTCCGCAATGGTATTGAGGAGGTCCATTCCTGCGTCCTCACAGTATAGGGTGACTTCCCTATTCTCCTCGTTAAACTCTCTATCGATTATGGTGTAGAATTCGTTTTCTGCATTATGTTTGCGGAGTAAATAATTACCTGCTGTACAGAGTTTTCGCATGTCTTTCTCCGCTGTATCGCCATAGCAAACTGTAGCCTCGAAAATAACGACACCATTCGACACATACTCGGTCTTGCTGTCGTCGACGATAAATATACCGTCATTAAGGTTAGTGGAGGCTTGCCCAAGTATCTGCATTTTCCTGTCAGCAAAGTAGATAATCATAGGTATACCTCCCTATAGGTCAGCTTTGCTACAGGTTTATCCGTCGTGAATGCTGAACAAGCAAAGTTTATTCTGTTCTGCCCTGGTACTAACTTCAACGTCTCCCAGTCGTTACCGAGTGCTCCTAAATCTGGTCTAGGGAGGTTATTCACCTTGATAGAGCCATCAGAGCAATCAGCTATGAGATTATCGCCCCTGGCGAACTTATTCGGGATATCGTCGAACTTCTCAACGTTGGTCTTTCGGAATTTTGCCCAAAATAGATAGTTGAGCATAGGAGGGTAAGTGTCTCCCATACCTCTATACTTGGTCGAGGCAAATGTAACCTTAGTCGCCTTCATATCCTTGCCCTCTGGCACCGTGAACGAGAGTATTCGACCTCCAACGTTGAATCGGAACTGATCGCCAATCTTACTAATTGATATAGTCCTTACTGGCGGGTGTCCTGCGTATCCGAACCCGAACCAATCGGAGAAGTACCCCGCATCGAACTCGAAGTAATGTACATACTTACCACCTGCGTATATCTTCGCATTAGCAGCAGTCCCTGAGTACCACTTAAGTAGCTCTACACCCGCAACAACGTTGCCACTCGCATCATGAATCATACACTCGTAAGTTCCCAGGCAACGAGGGTCGCAACTGTCATTGAGCGACCAAACTAGATAGTATGACATCTCGAAGTTCTTCGCCCCTTTAACACCCGAACTATCAGCGGGTATCTCTTTCGTTACAGATGGTCCGCTAAGCTCTGCGCTCGTGTTCGTACCGTAGCTAGACGGTGTGATGTACTTACCGCCCGACTCCTTGACTTGCCATGCACCTTGATATAGGTGTCCCTCGTGTGGCTTTCCTACATTCTTGCCCCAACCATTGAGAGTAGCCTCATTGAACTTATCATCTATGAGGGTCTCGCTCTCTGTATGGGAGGTTGTATCGAGTTCCTTCGGGTCGCCTAGCTGTATAACATGGCTCTGTGCGTCAGAAAACACCACGTAGCCACTCTCTCCGTGTTGTGCCTGGGCAAAATCAATAGAAAACCGAGGCGAACTCGGAACGGTACCATTGTAATTAACGTTAAATACTCCATCTACGGCCTGTACCGTGTACTCACTCGTGCTGAATTTGAACGGTGTTAGGCAAAGTATTTCAAAGTCAGCTACTACAGAGTTGCGACCAGTAGGCACTTCTCCGCAGTTTCGAGGTGTTCCGATGTAAAATCTGTCGCTTTGGTCTGCAAAGATAATCTTTGCGTTAGTCGTGTTCAGTACCTCGTTCAGCTTGTCGTATGCGTTCCGAAATGCCCCGCTATCAGCACAAATTAGCTGATAGGTAATAGTTATCGACCTCGACGGATATCGCCTATTCTTGAGAATTGAGCCGTCCCTAGAGGCTATATCTGCAGTAGTAAGGTCAGAGGCGAGAAGTTCCCGCCCCTGTACCGTTAGTGTCCTATATCCAGGTATTATGTCCTCGATATATCTACCGTTGATAGACATTGCCTCGCTTGGTCTAACCGCAGAGGTCTGATTGCCTGTTGTATCTATGAAGTTATACATATTTAGAACCTTCCCTTTCTTCTGCGGTCGCGCTTTTCGTTCCTCGTCTGTAGCTCTGTGAGGTCGTCTACAGTCGCATACGCAACTTCTCTTCCGTCAATCTCGCTATGTACATGCACCTCGTATCGAGCCTGTGAACTGTAGTTGTACTCGTCATTTAGCCCCCAATTGCCACTCATTCCCGCCATTTCCATCTGTGGCGAGAACGCATTAGCCATCTGAGAACTCATTGAGCGAACAGCACTAATCTTGCTCTTGATACCGTTAACAAGTCCTTGACCTATATAGGCACCGTTATCGAACTGCTTATGCGATGGAGAGCGTATAATCTGTGCTTTCTTGATAGCAATGTCTGCCGCGTTTGATAGAGTAGTAGCTATGCTCCTTACTCTACCTACTTGTGATGCCATACCGTTAGCAAGTCCAGCACCTATGTATACACCCGCAGAATAGGCACCACTGCCCGCAGAGTGTAGTATTGACCTAATTGTATTGCTCATACCTCTTGCGACCGATACAGCGGAATTTAGCCCGCTAGATAGACCGTTGCTGAAGTTACTACCAACTGATGCACCCGCACTCATTGCTCCCGCAGATGCCCCGCTAAATGCCGACTTGAGTTTACTCATCGCTGAGCTTGCTGCGGAGCCAATCGCACTTAGCCCTGACTTAACTATGTTGATTGAGCCCACCATAGTTACTAGTGCTGATGCAGAGGCTCTAGCATTATTGGTTATTGATCTCATCGATACATTAACCGCTTTAAGGGCTAACGATAGGACTGCAACGCCGACCGCCGCCAAGCCTACCATGATACCGAACAAGAGGAACATGATACCGCCAGCCATTGCCATTGCTCCAGCTCCGATTAGCATCGCTCCTGTTCCAAGCGCCATTGTGCCGAATGCTAGCATAGCTACTCCTAGCGCTACGGTTCCGATTGCGGCCGCAACGCATGCAACACCAACTAGAGCTATTCCCGCCGCCGCTTGCATGCCATACTGCGCCGCTATAGGCAGAGCCCCTATAAGTCCCGTTACTGATTCAACGAGCCCCGATATTGCTGTTACAACCGCCGCTATACCTTTAGCCGCAAGCCATATGCCACCGCCAATCAGCACCACCATAGCGCCGAACGATAGCATAGCGGGTATTGCTGTATCGAGAGCGGGTCCGAACTTAGCGAAAGCAACTACGAGCAGACCTATAGCAATTGCCATTCCCGCTAGCACTCCTACCGCGAGTCCTCCGCCAGATGATACCGTCT